TGAGGACAGGGTGTGGTGTGCAGAAAGGGATGCGGCCATATCCCGTTTCGTGCTGGGAAATCTGGTGCTGGAACTGGGGCGAACCGGGGTGATCGATGCCGAGGGTTTCATTCGGAAACTCCTGGTTGCTGCGCCCCAGCATCCCGATCAGCCACAGGCGGTGCAGGAATTTCTGGAGGCGCTTCTGTGTTACCTGCCACCATCTGGAGATATCGGCGGTAGTGGCGGGAACGGCGCTCCCCCGGTGTTTCATTAGCAAAGGGGCTGGGCTTGGGCATGTAGATTCGCTGTTCGCTGGAGCGGGGCATGGCGGCCTGGTCTCTATGAAAGATGTTTGATTGATGTTTGTGATTATGGGTACGAACGTACCCATCGTCAAGGGATTTTTATGAGTTTATTTTTACCCATCGGCGAGCGCCTAAAAGAAGAACGAGACAGGCTTGGCTTAAACCAGACCGACTTCGCGGCAATTGGTGGAATTGGGAGGAAGACCCAGTTCAACTACGAATCTGGTGAGCGGGCGCCGGATGGGGCTTATCTGGCTGCCATCGCAACAGCGGGCGCGGATGTCCTCTACATCCTCACCGGCCAGCGCGTCGGCGCTGCCGCGCCGGTTGCTCCCCTCAAGCCTGACGAGACTGCTCTGCTAGACAACTACAGGAATTCACCTGAGGAGCAACAACGCCTGTTGCGGGAGACAAGCGCTGCGTTCGCGCAACGTATCAAGGGGAAGCGAAGTGCATAATCGGGCGGCGGCGGTGCATCCCGCTCAACCCCTCTCGTTGGATGCCTTTTCGATTCAAAAGGCAAGGCGCGAGCAGACACGGTGGCGGGTTCTATGTTGGCTGGATGCTCACAGACCAGAGAGAATGACTGACCTAGCGTTACTCGCCCTTGTTCAAACGCTCTATCAGGATGCAACGATTCACGAGTTGCAGCGCGAACTGGACTACCTGGCAGACAGGAATCTGTTGTCCATCAAACGCAAAGGTGAGCGTTGGGCCATGAGGCTAACCTACCAGGGAGTAGATATCGTTGAATACACGGTTCCATGTCCCGATGGCATCGGTAGACCAAAGAACCCAGCGTAGAACGTAGGCGATGATGCTGTGCTGGTGGCAAAAGCGCCAGCGCTGGCGCTTTTGATCGCCGCCCCGTCTGGCGCGTCTTTTTCCGTGGCTGGCACCTTCCCCTTGCCTAGTCTGGTGGAGCGCACGTAAACCGATTTATAAATCAGGCCAGGGGCATTGTCGGTCTGCCCTCTCCTGCGTGTTACTGCAGGAGGCGTCCTTCCATCCGGCAAAACGGACAACGCTGACCGCTTTGCCCCCCGCTTCTTTTAAATCCGATTAAAAGACCGCCCTGGTCGTGCGGGCCATCATGGCTCCATGAACACGACCAAACCCATCCACATCTTTAGGCCTGGCCGCCATGTCACGATGGCTGGCGAGGTCATCGAGTTCTCCGAGGCGGATGTAGCGGCAACAGCGCGGGCATACAACCCCAAGCTGCACGAAGCCCCCTTGGTGATTGGCCACCCCAAGACTGACGATCCGGCCCAGGGCTGGGTGCAGGCGCTGATCGCGAATGAGCGCGGGCTGTTTGCCGCGCCCCGTGATGTCGAAGCCGCGTTTGCCGAGCAGGTAGGTCTTCGCCGCTACGGCAAGGTCTCGGCCAAGTTTTATTCCCCCGACTCCCCCAGCAACCCCGTTCCCGGTGTCTGGTACCTGCGTCACGTCGGCTTCCTGGGCGCACAGCCCCCTGGCGTGAAGGGTCTGGACAACCCGTCCTTTGCCGATGCCGACGATGGCTGCGTGGCCTTCCAGGAAGCCATTGAGTTCGGCGACTGGAGCGACCGCACCAACGCCAGCCTATGGCGCAGCCTGCGCGACTGGTTCCTGGCCAAGTTCGGCCAGGAGGAGGCTGACCGCGCCCTGCCGAGCTGGAACGTGGACTCCATGCAGGAATCCGCCGTTCAGCCCGAACCGGAGGCGGGAAGCATCGCCCCGGCCTTTGCTGACCCCGCTTTACCCACCACTGACAACCCGAAGGAGATCGACGCAGTGACCCCTGAAGAAAAGGCCCGGCTGGAGGCCGAAAACGCCCAGCTCAAAGCAACGCTCGCCCAGCGCGATGCCCGCGACAAGGAAGCCCAGGCGACCAAGCGCCACCAGGACAACGCTGCCTTTGCCGAGGGCCTGGTGGGCAAGGGCGTGCTGGCCCCCAAGCACAAGGATGCCGTGGTCGCGGTGCTCGACCTGGCGGCCACGCCCGCTGCCGATGGCAAGTCGGTCGAGTTCGGCGATGGCGACGGCAAGCAGCCCCTGGTGAATGCCCTCAAGGGCTTCCTGGGCGAGATGCCCAAGTTTGTCGAGTTCGGCGAAGCGGCCACCAAGGGTCGCGCCACCTCCAGCAAAGAGATCAACCCCCTGCTGGCCGACGCCGAAGCTCGGGCAGCGGCCAACTAAACGGAAGGATTTCGCATGAGTACCCAAACCCTTGCCACGCCGGTCGCTGACCTGGTGCTGGTGGAAGTGAATCCGGCCTGGAGCCGGGAAGCCGCAACCCTCACTGGCAGCCTGATCCAGCCGCTCACCGTGCTGGCCAAGGTTGGCGGCAAGTACCAGGCCGTCGACTTCGCCGTTAACGGCGGGGCCGAGAAGGCCGTGGCGGTCGCCTATGAAAAGGTCGATGCCTCGGCTGCGGACAAGAATGGCGTGGTGCTGGCCCGTGGCGCGGTGGTGGATGTGGCTGGCCTGGTCTGGCCTGTCGGCGCCACCGATGCCCAGAAGGCGGCGGCCCTGGACGAACTGGAGGCGCGGGGCATCGTGGCCCGTGCCGCCCTCTAACAACATAGGAGCTATGCCATGAACCTGGCTGATCTGTTTAACGTAACGACCCTCACCGCCTCGGTGAACAAGCTGCCCGCCATGCCTGGCAAGGTGGGTGCGATGGGCCTCTTCGACGAAAAGGGCATCGCCACCACCACGGTGACGATTGATGAGAACGAGGGCCGCCTGATCCTGGTGCCCAATGCCTCCCGCAATGTCGATGCCCAGCCCATGAAGGGCGGCAAGCGCCGCCGTCGCGTCTTCGAGACCGCCCACCTTCCGCTTTCCGGCCAGATTCTGCCGGGTGACCTCCAGAACATTGCCCCCTTCGGGCAGGAAACCGTGGCCAACAGCCAGGCGGTGGTCATCAACAACAAGTTGCAGGAGCTGAAGAACAGCATTGAGGCCACCCGCGAGTGGCAGCGTGTGGGTGCCCTGCGCGGCAAGATTCTGGATGCCGATGGCGCGGTCATCTACGACCTGTACGACGAATTCGGCGTGGCCAAGAAGTCCATCAACATCGCCTTCGGGGTCGAGGCCACCGATGTCCGCAAGTTCTGCCTGGATGCCAAGCGCCATGCCGAGAAGAAGCTCTCCGGCGTGATGGTCACCGGCTTCCGTGCCTTCTGCGATGCCGCCTTCTTCGATGCGCTGACTGGCCATGCCAATGTGCAGAAGGCTTACGCGGCCTACCAGGAAGCGCAGGATCGCCTCGGTGGCGACATGCGTAGCGGCTTCCGCTACGGCGACATCGAGTTCGTGGAATACGACGTCACGGTATCCGGCCAGAAGTTCATCCCGGAAGGCGTGGCTCAGGTGTTCCCGGTGGCTCGCGGTGCCTTCGCCATGTACAACGCCCCGGCCAACTACAACGAGACCGTCAACACCATCGGTCAGCCGTACTACGCCAAGGCCGAAGCCCGCAAGATGGGCAAGGGCTGGGACTTGGAAGTACAGGCCAACCCGCTGGCCCTGTGCCTCTTCCCCGAAGCCCTGGTCGAGCTGAAGGCAGCCTAACCCATGCGCTACTGCACCCTCGAAGACCTGACCCTGGCGATTCCGGCCCGGACGCTGGCGCAGTTGTCCAACGACACTTCGCCCGCCACCGAGCCGAATCTCCCGGTCATCGAGCGTGCCGTGGCGCACGCCGAAGAGGTGATCGACGGCTACCTGCGAAGCCGCTACGAGCTGCCGCTCAAGGATGTGCCCACGGTGGTGCGCGAGCTGACCGTCAACATCGCCAGGCACTGGCTTTACGCCCGCCGCCCGGAGGGCAAGGATGATCTGCCTCCGGCGGTGGTGCGGGCCTACAAGGCGGCAATGGACATGCTCGCGGCCATCCAGAAAGGAGCGCTGACCATCGGTGTCCAGGCTTCGCTTGGCTCCCAGCCGGAGCCAGGAAAGATGCGGGTGAAGACCAGCGGCTCACGTCTCTTCGGACGATCCACCCTGGACAAGTACTGACATGAGCGACACGTTGATTCCCAACACCAGCGAGGCCCTCGAAGAGGCTGTGATTGCCCGACTGAAGGCCCGCTTTCCCGATCTGGAAGTGGAAGCCTTCCCCGATGACCCCGACGAATACCGGCTGAACCATCCCCTGGGTGCGCTGCTGGTGCGCTATCACGGCAGCAAGTTTGGCCCCCTGCTGGATACCGACCTGGTGGTACAGGATCGGGTGATGGCAGTGGAGGTCACGCTGGTCTTCCGCAGCCTCAACGGCAAGGAAGGCATCTACGCCTACCTGGAAGCGGTACGGCTGGCGCTGGCGGGCTTCAAGCCGCCTGCCTTCGCAAAACTCAAGCCCATCGGCGAGGAATTCCTCTCCCAGGGCGGCGGCGAGTGGCGGTACGCCATCGACTTCGCCACGACCACCACGGTGATCGAGGAAGGCGAACCCGACCTTGACCCGCTATCCACCCGAATCTCGTTCAAGTGAGGAGAACCATGAAATACCGTTATCAAGGGC